GTCTCCTCGTTAAATGGCGGCGCATATATCAGTGTGGATTATTCATCCGCTACTGACATGATTAAATCCGTATATGTGCGGGCCGCCATCGAGGTATTAATCGACAAAGGAGAAGGGTTAAATGAGGACGAGGTGGCAGCACTTCGTGTACTCGGTTATTTGCGTATTGACGGAAAGCAGGTGACCAGGGGTCAGCCAATGGGTAGCTTGATGAGCTTCCCGTTGCTTTGTCTTATAAATAAGACGGTTGTCGACCTAGCCCACAACGATCTCCTGATCGAAGGGAAAATAGGTGCCGAGGAGTGGTGCCTTCATCGTTGTCTCATCAACGGCGATGACTTGTTGATCCGGGATTTGTCAGTCCCGGGACTGTTGCAGGGAATTATAGACCACGGTGAACGTGTGGGTTTAATTCTGAACAAAGAAAAAACAATGGTTCATACCGAGAAGGGTGAAATTAACTCCACCTTGTTCGTTAACGGTGTGCAACAAAAGAAAATTAATTGTGGAGCCCTGTTTATGGGGCGTGATGTGGAGGATGTGATTGGTTTTGCCGACCAGTCATCGATATCCCCCGAAGGATTTATATATCTTGTGAGGAGGCACAAAAACCTGTTGGCGAAATCCAGCAACAAGATACAAAGTCCCTTGTGTTTTCGCAAGTTTAACGCACTTGTGAGATGCAAGGAGATCCGTCGGGCATTATGCTCCGTACCAACCAGTGGTACCGAATCCACCAATCCCTTCCCCGTAGTAGTTAAGCCTATAAACTACGATTTATCTCGCGAGGAAGAGATTGCTCTCATAGACGCTAGGGTCAATAGGCTCCGTGACGCAGGATATGTTCCTAAAAAACATATTCGACCTAAAGTCACGGAGAAGTGCACGGTTTCGTTACGCGTTGCACTTAAGAGAAGAAAACCACCCCCAGAGAACATTCTCGAAACGCTCGTCCAAGGGTGGGAGTTGAAGACAAAGGAAAATTTAAGAACCGAGGATTCTCAAGTGTACATTGTGCCGTATGAGCATGTATGCGACGAATGTGCTAGTTTATCTAGGATAAACCGTTTCGTCTGTGAAATTAGGGAATTACAACGACAAGCGTGGTTGCCCGTGAGGGCTAACCAGGTGCCTGGCGATGACCCCCCCGAGGGTTGGACCTTGTAGCTTGTCCTGGTG